GATGTCGAAGAACATTCAACTGCTTATAAAAAACATCTGATATGAATGGTTTTTGTTGCCTTTTGGTGAGTCCTGCCGCTTGCATGGTGTCTCTATTAGCTATTGTTACACCCTTTCCAATTCCCCAATTAACCATGTTTCCATAATACTCGAAAGCAAACTTCACTCGTGTGGGATCCCCGTTGGAATTGCTGATTATATTTGACATAAAACTTTGAAGCAGAAATCCCTCGTGGATATTGAGTGCGGCCGCTTTTTTCAGCCATTCTTTCACTACTATATCCGCCCAGGCTTCGACGGTCAAAAAAACATTTTCGTTATTCTTCATTATTATCGAATGAAAATTCAATATTCATTTGGAAGCCTGCGGAATATCCATAAAATCCACTTGCTACTGGTCCTATCTTTGCGTAATCTATTCTCGAATTGTCAAGGCCGCCGCCGTAGTCTAGCCAAAGCTTCTCTTTATCTTCACTCATTCTGAGGAATAGTGCCTTCATCAGATCTTTACAATCTTCCCTGGCTTTCAATATTTCATCTGCCTGTCCTAATTTTGCTGGCTTCAGTATGTAAACATTGTTATATCCGCTATCGAAGTTTCCTTCGCTCAGGGATAAGAAACCATTGTCGTTGTCCTCTACCACGAGAACCGGTGGTTTGATTGTCCCTAATCCGGAGAGAACTTCCTCGAGGTTCATTATGCCGGAACATCGCCGAATGGAGTTGATTCCACATTTGTCGATGATGGTTTTGAAGTATTCGTAGGAGTTGAATGTTTTCATGATTTGCTTTTTTGACTTTCTGCAAATTCGATCTTCCGATTAAGTTCGTAAAGCATTTCGTGGAGATCTCCTTTTTTAATTTTGTTGTTATCCGCTGCCCGGCCTTCGTTTAACGAAGCTATCATACCTATTAGGTATTCCTGCACCGGAGTTTCCTCATATTCGTCTTCTCCATAACCTCCTGAGAATACATACGGGTATTTTTCCCTTAGCCAAATTTTAAAGCCCGAAAACCAATAAATCACAGTCATTTTTTCAATCTCTGAAGGGCTGTTTTTGGCTTTTTTCGTCCTTTTGTATAGCAGATTAAAAAATGCATGGAGCAGGCTTGAATCGTGTCCGTTCATGAAATCGCTGTACAATTTGTCAATGTTCATAAATTGCTCGAGAGAAACATTGTACATACGATAATCGGGAGAAATGTAATTTTTAAAATTAGGGCATTTCATCAATCCAAATGTTTCGTTAAGCCATTCTATTCGCTCGAGTAGAGTCATGACAGTAATTGCATCGATTTTCACCACCTCTTTTCCATTGCTAAAATTAAAACGAAGAGCGGTGCATGTTTCGCTGATGTCTATTCCTTTTTTGGGGCGCAGTCCCATAAAATGAAGTAAACATTGTGTCATAAAATGCCCTTTTGTTGGCATTTCAAACTTTGCTTTTGCCACAAAATATACGTTTTCGGGCGTTAAGTCTCCCCAGCATGTGGGAAGACTTACTTCGTTGCTGTCGATTATCTTTTTCATTAGCCAACCGTGCTTAAAATTGAACCATCGGACGATTGATTAGCAATTCTTGCAACGTAGCTCGCATAATTTGAGCTTTGTTCAAATGCAGGGAATTCCTGCAGGTTCTCGATCATATATGATCTTACCCGGTTTGCGTAGTTGATCGCTTTGTCTTTTTCGCCTACAACAAAGTTGGCATAAGACAATTTTACTTCCTCGAATATGGGTTGGTTGCTTTCAGATACAGTTCCTTCACGTAGCTGATCGATGAGCAAATCACACAATTCCTGTGAGATGTATTGCGCCAAATGCAATTTTATTGAATCAAGCATAATCGGGTGTGCTTTGATGAAATCAAGCCGGTTTCCAGTGAAATTGGCATACTTGTTAAATTCGGTAATCGTGCTGATCAGCGTGTCGGTGAGCAATGAATAGGTTGCCGATTTCTTCCAATTTTCGTGATAAATTGGCGTTACTTCCAGGAATGCGATAAGATCATCGACGGCCGTGGTGAACATACTTAATATTCCGACCTTCAATGCGTTCACCCTGTCTTTTGATGCAGGCGCAATGTTCGCGTTGCTTGCAACCGCAAATCCTGATCCGGTTTGTACGAGATCCAAAAAAGGCATCGATTCGTAGTAGCCCTTGTAGCACACGATTGTTTTGCATAGTTCTTTTGCGGCGGTGTCCGTTGAAGCTTCAATTTCATCGTATAGAGCCTTACCAGTAATGTTTTTGGATAACCAAGTTTTTGCTTGATTCAAAAATACTTCATAAGGTTTAATTTCGTTTCCGTCGGCTTCATAACTCGCTAGAGTTGGGATGCGCGCTTGTAATTCTTCAAATGTTATTTCCATCATTCTGTTGGTATTTCGGTTTGTGTTTTTTCTTTTCCTGTTTTGTTTTGATCCAAGGTGGTGAAGTTGAAGTCCTGAAGAACCCATACCAATTCTTTTGGCCAGTTGTTGAATTTTTGAATTAGTTTGAGGGTGCGAAGAGGCCGTTGTCGGAAGATGGTCATCAATGCTTGTTTGATCATGATCAGTTCTCGTTTGTCGGTACCGGACATTGATCCTGAGGATTTGCCTGGGACCGCTCCGATTAAATTTGGATGCACTCCTTGAGCGTAACAAACTATTGAAGTTCCTTCCTGTGAATCTTCGACGTATTCGCCTCCCTTCAGGTCGTTTTTCAGCTCGATGATCTCGATATATTTTTCTTCGATGGCTGAATTGCCTGATTGAATCATCTTTCTCAATGCGATGATTCCACCACCTGTACTCGAGGTGCTTTTCAAGAAATCTGTGATACGTTTTGTTTCTTCCTGTTTGGCGGCTTCCATCTTCTGAACATCGGTTTTGTCAATGCCTTTGGAGTTGAATAGCTCTAGCCAGTACTTATCCGAAATGTAAATCACATACTTGAGGGTGAGTTTGTTTTTCATGAGCATGGTTTTGTAACCAGGGATCATAACCAAAAAGTCATACCATCCGCTGTTGAAGATCGACCACCAAGCGGGCATTGGATAGTATGGTCGCCCTGGTGTTGGAATATTGCATGGCACGATGAATCGTTTGATTTTTGGGGCTCTTAGAACTAGGTCAGCGTATGGGTTGAAACGGTCAAGTACATCAGATTCTGCAATTTCCTCTTCTTTCGCTCCATCTGCCCATTTTGTTGAGTAATAGTGTTTGAGGATTTTACCTGTTTTTGGATCCATCACTCCCCATCTGGAATACATCGCTTCTTTGCTTCGAAGCTCCACTATGGTGTTGCCGGCTTTATCTAGTATGATTTCGGAAAATGGTTGGTAGAATGTAGTAATATCGACCATTTGTTCTAAAAACCATGCGTTGATGTCGTTGTTTTCCAACCATTCCAATACTTCCTCGTTGTCGCACTCTTTGAGGGTGCCGTCCGGTTGCTTTAGCATTGGTTTTAGTCCAAGGCCATAACCTACTTGTGTGTTGAACAAAAGATTGCTCGCAACAATTTCGCAATTTCCCGATTTTGAAACAACTACGTTAGGGAGGTCGTTTTTATCGCCCCATGGGACAAAGGTGTATCTACCAACTGTCAGTGGTGCGTTGGCATCGGTGAATGAATCTTTGGATGGCTCGAAACTGATCAATGCTTCCGCTCCTGGAACATAGATTCCGTTGGGTAAATTGATCACTCCATTGCTGTATCCTGGAATGTTTTCTAGTTTAATGTCTGCTGGATTGGGCTTTTTCATTACAGATACACCTCCTTTCCGTTGAATTTGGTGATTGTCACACGGCGAACTGTTCTGGGCTCTTCGCTTGGAAGTACCCGAATGTTCATTGTCGTTCCGGATGAATGAAAACTGGTGCAGATTGCTTTTTCTACTTTGATTAGTTCTCCTTTTTCGGAGACAAACTCAAGCGAAAATTCTTCTTTTTCTACTAGGAGATGTAGGTTGGATAGATGCATAGCTTTTTCTTACGAAATTAGCCATGTTGGTAGGGGAAATAAAGGACAAAAAAAAAGCCCCACCGGAGTGGAGCTTTGATTCTTTAGGTTAAATCTAATGTGGTGTCTGGACTATCTATATGGGCATGTATTTTGTCTAAAAGAATGTTTGATTCAACAATGTTGTCGCAAAATATTCTCTCCATTACTATTATCTCATTGTTATAAAAATATACTCCATCATCACCTACGATCATTTGTAATATATTATTTAGATTGATCATTCTCCCTTTAGTTTTTATCCATTTCATGTTTTTGATTTTTAGGTTAATATAATTTTTCAAATTTAGGCAATATTTGATCGCGGGGGCGCTTTTTAGTCAAAAATCATATTTAATTCATATTCTGCTATTCTTGAAACGTCCCTGTCTCTAGCTGCTTTAGTTGGATATTCTTTCCAAGTTTTCCAATTCTGACTATTGGTTAATTGTTTGATTGCTGGTTTATGTGTGTCATCGATCCGAAGAATTGTAAAGCCGGCGTTGATTATTTTTGCTCTGTCAAACTTATTCATAATCCTTCCCCTAATCTATCTGTGGCTAATTCTGTATAATGTTTAATGTGGCTTCGTATCTCGTTACGCTCTGATGCCGATATTTCGGTGTTTCGACGGCGGTAAAACACGATCTTTTCATCGAGCCAGATGTATGCTTCCTCCAATTCGTTGGCCAGTTCTTCGTCTTGTATGGCTTCTATTACTTGCTGCCAGTTGTCAATCCTTGTCAAAAATTCATACATGATCAATAGCAGGTCGTCTAGGGTTGAATGCATGATGGTTGGTAGTTTTGCTTTGTCGTCTTGCATGATGTCAACGGGATGATGGCTATTATTTTCAAATGCTGACAATAGCGTTATTCGATAATCTGATAGCGTTGTCATGTGATCGTTAAGCTCGAGTCTTTCTGCTGTGGATAATTCTATGTCGAATGTGTGTGCATTTAGGAATATTATCGCTTTGGTGAGCTTGGTGATGTTTGATTTTAAGAAATCGATGTCAACTTCAATTTGTGGAGCCGACATTTTGTTAAATACGTCATTCATTAGTTCTTCGTTTAATGTTATTGATTTTTTGTTTTCTGGTAGCCGGCTGTAATCATTATACGTAAAAAGCAATGAATTGTTGTACATTTCCTGCGCTTCTTTCAACTTATCAGCGGATTCGCTGAAATGAAGCTTCGCATGGTTCAAAATTGCCAGGCGTTCTCCCGTGATCGCCTTGTAATAATCGGTGAAAGATTTCATCTGTTCTGGAGTGGGGGACTCGTTTTTTCGTTTTTTGTTCATTGTTCTAGCATTTAAATGAAAAAGAATATCGGGCTGCTAGAACAATGATTACCAAAGGTAATATTTTGTTTGCGTTTCTAAAACGCTCCCGATATTCAGATCTTAATGTTTTTTTGAAGACCTTTGTTATGTATTTCATTATTCTAGCGTTGCAAAGATATGATGAAAATGTAATTACTTTTTCAGTTTTATTGTTTCTTAACAAAATATTTTTAACTTTGCTGACAATATTAAACCATTTGAACAACTATGAAAAGAAATGCTGCTTTATTTTTCTGTTTATTCCTTCTGTTTTGTAAACATTCTACTGGTCAGAACGATGAAATAAATCTAGAAATTGATAGCGTTACAAAGATGATTTCTTATACCGATGTTTTGCATGTTGATTCTGTAAGTAAGCAGGAGCTATATCTAAGAGCAAGGGAGTGGTTTACAAAATACTATAACAACGCAGAAAACGTCCTACAGATGGATGATAAAGAAGGCGGCCGTTTAATCGGAAAGTCTCGTTTCAAAGTATTCCATTCTTCAATTTTGGGAGATCAGCCAAGCGGCCACATTCACTATACTTTGACTTTTTATATTAAAGATGGTCGTTATAAATATGAAATCAGCGACTTTTATCATACTGGAGAGAAGCCTATGTATGATGGAGGTACCTGCGAATATATGCTATCAAAGGTGAAAAATATATGGGATGGCCCAAGATATAAATACTATCTACAGCAGATTCAACCAAATGTATATACTATAATTCAAAGCTTTATAGATGTAATGAATACCCCTGCAAGTAAGGCAAAGGATAATTGGTAAGAAGCTTTTAACCTTTTATAGCAAATAGCTATCTAAGTCTTTCTCTAATAAGGTTTGTATTAGATATCCTTCTGATTTCAGTTCTTCTATCTTCATTATTTTAGATGGTCCAGGTTCTGAACCAATGATTACTATATCAGTCTTTTTGGATATAGAAGTGTTTATATCAGCACCTTTTTGTTTTAATAGCATAGCCATTTCGTTTCTTTCATAATGATCGAACTTACCTGTTATGACAACCTTTCTGTTATAAAAGAAATCAGTAGGGTCTGCATTCTTTAAGTCTGGGATAAGTAGTTCTTTGCTTATCTTTTCGTGCCCCTGAATCTCTTCAAACTTAAACCCTGGCTTTGTTCCTCTATTTCTTTTCCTTATTGGTTTATCGTCTTCCTTCCCTGATTCGTAACTGGTAGAGGTTGCTTCTGTATAGTAGTCAATTGGCAGGTCTTTATTCTCTGTATTCTCTTTTTGTTTCTTCTTTGTAGATGCAAATAGAACCAATAAAGCTACTAATGCTAATAGGATAAGGATGAAGTAAAGCCCTCCAATGCTATCTATGATGAACAGACAGACTATGAATGCAATGAATAAATAAATGTATTTCATGATTTTTGTTTGATAAGTGAGAGGCAAATGTAATAAAAATGTAATTACAAATTAAAACTTGATTTTTTGTTGGGCGTTGTACAGGCTTTCCGTTTCTATCTTTGCAATGCTAGTAATCGTTTTCTATCCATACGTGCAAAGGATATCCACTACAATCCTTAACGCATTGTTGTATAGCAGAAGAGTAAATTTAGTAGGTGGAGAAGCCTAACGGGGGGCTTTGGTGTCAGTCTAAGCCTGTTTTGTTGGCTTTCTCGCTTGAATTGGGGCGGTTTGCGTGTCGATTACATGGCTCAGCATATTACGTGTTATTTTCGGGATGTAATTACATTGCTTCCTGAGAGCGGTGCGGGGTCTTCAGACAGAAAAAGGGAGGAAATCCCCTTTACCCCTTGTTTTTTAAGCTGAAAATTAGCGTTTTATCTTTTTTTTTATGGGAGGCGATACATACGTGATTCTCGGGGGTGTTTTAAGGGGTAAAATTTTTTTTTTTTCGTTAGGTTTCGCCTATTTGCTTTATGTGTTATAAAATCATATAAGATGCTGAATAACAGTATTATAACACTTTGTAATTAAATAAATTATTCATATATTTGTATAATGAAAGAAGCCAGTACGGCAATACTGGCTTCTAAGTTTCAATAGTAATCATGTAAAAACTATCAAAATGCTAAACAAAAGTACACAAATTTTCAAACACAGGCAAATTGCCTCAAAAAATTATGGCACTAGGCGGATGCCTTCGATTTCCCTGAATGGTTATGATCTTCTGGATTTCGGTTTCGATGTGGATGAACCCGTTATAGTTTCCTACGCTTGGGAAAAAATTACAATTCAATTGGCTCACAAACGTAAAAACTGTATAATTTACAAGGAGATGAGGCAGGAAAACCCAGATTTGCAGTACCTACTGGATAAATTGGGATTGATTTTCATCTAGGAGGGGAAGCGATGAAAAAGAAACTTGATACAATCTCCCGCCGTTATTCTATTAACCAGGTGTTCGACGATTTTTTAAAAATGGCCGTGTGCGCTTTCTCCATGGGGCGTATGGAAACCGAATACAAGGAAATAGCTAAGCGATACACGCCCGAAGATATGCAACTTTTTGGGGAAGCTCTCGGGGCGATGGTGATGGATTATGATGCAAAGAGTTCAGAAGATGGGACGTGGTGCGACGTGCTGGGCGCATATTTTGAAGACATACAAAGCCACTTTTCAGCCAGTGCAAAGGGGCAATTCTTCACGCCCGATCATGTGTGTGACCTGATGGCGAAAGTACTAGGGGAAAGCCCGACGAATGAGCGAATTTATGTGAATGATTGCGCATGCGGAAGCGGGCGAAACCTGATAGCCCACAGCAGAACCAACACAAAACAAAGATTCAGTTCTTTTTATGTTGCTCAAGATGTTGATTATAGGTGTGTATTGATGAGCGTAATTAATTTTCTAATGTTTGGCATGTCGGGCGTGGTGATCCACATGAACACAATTACTATGACTGTTTACCGTGGTTTTAGGGTGATGTTGCCCGAAACTGGGCTTTTTGTTTACCCGCTCACAGAGGCGCAATGTATGCAATACGTTGCAGGAGAGAAAGCCGAAACCAAGCCTGAACCAACTTTCGAGCAGGTGAAACCCCGGCTATTGATGCAACCGGTGCCGGCGGTGTATGCGTTGCAGCTCTCGTTATTCTAATCTATTGGAGTACTCCCCCGGATGGGGCGGGTGCTTCGCGCCGATGCGGTATTCCGAACGTAAATCCTGAGGGATTTTTTTTGTGCCCAAAAATACGCCAGAGCGTTGCGTTCTCTATCGGGTTTATTTGCGCAGGGAGCGCCTCTCTGCTCTGCTCCCGCATATAATAATCGAAGAGTTTTGTTCAAACACTTCGCCGATACGGTAAGCAAGAGTGGCCGCCTTTGGAAGCATTTGAGGAAGAGAAGGAGCCACACTTGCAACCATAAAAAAACCGCCATTATTGGGGCGGTTTTGATAATACGGTCATCACTCGCGAAGCTTCTTCTGCAGTCATTGATGATTTTCCCATGATTTCTCCGAGTTCTGAGATCTTATCTTTAATTAGTTCATCCGTCAAGTCGGATAAATCTACTCCTAAAATAACAAAACTATGTCTGATACTATCTAGAATTTCGGCCTCTGACTTCTGTTTTTTTTTGAATATTTTTATCATGATACTAGTTTTTATCCATCGAATTCTCGACCATTTTAAAATAAAAATCTTTGGCCTCCTGTACGAATGGCAGTTGTAGGATGTCGGCCTCGTTTTCCAGTTCGTCGTACATGTCTAGTACGATGAACCGCACCGGTGTTTCCTGCTTGATCCAAATCAGGCAGGCCGGATACATGCGGTGAAGAATGTATAGCTCTTTATTTTCAGCATCCGGGCAAATCAAGAACTTGGGGTTGATCCGCTCCACCTTGGAGTTGATCAGGTCGTTATTTACAAAATCAAGATTGTAACCAATTGCGTTGGCTATATTATTGAGTACGTCCAGCGTGGGGGAATATTGGCCACGGAGTACCCGGATCACATTTGAGCGATCATATCCGGTGGCCGTTGCAATTTGGCTATAGGATATATGTTTTGATTTTGCCAGGTCTGCAAGCCGTTGGCATTGCAGAACCCGTAGTACTTCTAATTTATCTTTCTCCATCGTTATTTTATTATTTGATGGAGTTCTAAATCATCCAATAGTCGTTCCTGTGAATCCTCGTCGAAAATTTGAATTACTTCATCTTCTTGCCATTCTTCGCGAGTAAGCACACCTTTAAATCCATCAAATGAAATAGAATAATTATTACCCTCGTTATCGAAAATTTCCAAATTTCCGGGATAAAATTTAATTTGCTCAATTTTTTTTGGTGTTTCCATTTTTTAATCTCCTATTTATTTTATTTATGTTAGCCCGTGAAGCCGATAGCGCAGCTATAAGTTATGCGTTACCGCCCATTTAAAGAAACGGCACACGGTAAATTGTAGCATCGTTAAAAATGATAGGAAAATCTTTCATCTTTAACGAATGATAAGGAAAGCCAAACTCTTCGCAAAGTTTTTTGAAATTACCCCGACAAATTGGTTCTTTATCGGGGTAAATCAGTATTATCACATTTTGACGTTTCATATTATGAAAAATAATATTCGCCAGTTTGAGAGTCTTTTGTCAAAAATTCAGCATTACCGTTTAGTAATTGTCTCTTAATGCTTCCAGTTGTTGTTTGATAAACGCCTTCTGTCCAAGAATCTTCAACAGCTTTAATAATTGCTGTTTGTTTTGCTTCACCCAATCTGGTATTACCTTTATTTTCTGATACGAAAAATTTAAAGCCACCTGCACCGTGTTGTTGTTTTACTAAGTTTTTCATTTTTTTAGTTTTTAGTGAAACAGCTTCGTTGTTGTTTCATGATGTAAATATACAACGCATTTTTCTATTTACCAAATATTTTTGTGATTATTTTCAAAATATTTCTAATTACTTTTAGGCAAAGAATAAAAACGGGCGGTAACACACGGTATAAAACAGTTGGGCGTTAGTGTGTTGCGAAAGTTTTTAGCCCGTTTAAATCGTTGTGGTATTCTGATAGGTTCGAGCATCGCACCCCAACCGATTTCATACCGCCAGCACGTTAGCAACAAGCACTAATTAATCAGAAGTGCCTTGATTTCTAATTGCACGAATTTTGCGAAGTACAACGCCATTGTGCTTATTTATCTCTTGCATCAATAAATCATACAAAACATTAATAGTTTCGTTGCCTTTATTTAATTGCTTTTTTGCTTCCTCTAAATCATGTGTGAAAATTCTTTGTTTTTCAATTCTTTCTAACTGTCTGTTTTTTTCTGCTTTTGTAATCATTTTTTTTGCTTTTAAATTTATTTTTTCATTGACCGTGCCAGTTAATATAAAATGATCTTCTTTCGTAGCTGTTTCCTTCTTCATCAACTGCATACATTCTTACAAAACCAATGCAAAGTGAAGAATAGAATTCGGAAACTGGGTGCTCTTTTTTTTCAAAAAAAATATTTCTGTCTTTATAAATTTGGTCCATTTTTTCTTGAGCATTATGTTCAGATATACAGTTGATTTTAGTAATACTTTCTCCTGAAAATTTACATAATTCGATATATGCGTCTTTTATCATGATTACAATCCATTTTTTTTTAAAATAATTATGCAGGTGTAAATCCGCTTGCTTCTACTATTTTATAAAGTTTACCATTTGATTCATAAATTGCTATTGTAACTCCAGTTTCTTCTGAAGCCGATTTTTTAGCTTCTTTATATGTATCAAATTCCTTTTTTTTTCCAACCCAATTGTCTCTATACCAAAATTTTTTTGACATAATGAAAGCCCGTGAAGCCGATAGCGCAGCTTATTAATTTTGTTATCTTACTTTGTAATAGTCATTTGAATTTAAAAAGTGCATCCAATCATTACCAGTATTATACTCGCAACTGTTGAATTCTTCTTTTGTCATTGGATAAGTTCTGTAGGTAGCTACGTCGGTTTTGATGGTGAATGTTCTTTTTGATTTGTTAGAAGTAATTCTGAATTCTCTTCCGGTGATTGCTTTTAATGTTTTCATCTTTCTTATGCCGTATTTAATTGTTGCCGCCAATTTTTATTTGTGATTAATTACTTGACAAAGATAGTGTCATATTTGACACAATGCAAATCTTTAACACATATTTAACTATTTATTTTTTTATATTATGATCAATCCACTTCCTCCAGGTATGTTGCCGCCATCGTGTGGCTTTAGATTCATGCCAAGAAACAAGGTGTCGAAGGCGTCCGTCCCGTCGGTTCTATGCTCCAGTTTATCGGTTTCTGATTCGGCGTATTTTTCCCCTGTTTTATCTTTCTCAAAGCCTTTGCCGGCTATCCGTGCCCCAGCTAGTTGCATTCCTAGCAATAACGCCTCGTTTTTTTCTTCGTTGAACATCGGCATCAAGTATTTTTGACCTTTGAAAGCTTGATCCATCATCATGTACTTTAACCCATGACCTAACGGATTCCCTAGATATACGGGTGTAATCTCCCATTTGTTTTTATCGAACTGATCGATGATGACAGATGCAAAATCATCATCGTTTACCGCGTAATTGGATCCGATTGCAGTGCTGTCGTAATAAAAGATCACCTCCCGACGCTGATGGTTCTTGTAATATTCACAAAAATCATTGACAATTTCACGCAATTTTCGCTCGTATTTGCCAAAAAATGAATTGATAACCAGCATTTTCATGCCTTTTCGTTGGCCACACACCAGCCAATTGATGTTCTTATTAAAATCAAAAGCGATGCAAATGGGCTCCGATTTGTTTAAATCTGCATCGGATCTGCAATCAAATGCCGCTTCATCCTTGCAATTGTAGCCCAAAGTCTCTAGATAGGCGTTGTCGTTTGCAATGTAACGGTGCCTATCGGAGAGTGCCGGATAGAAGCCGTCCTTCAGCTTTGTGGGTTTGATGCACATGATCGAAGTTTGAAATACCAGGGGCGGAAGATCACGCTTCATGTCTCTGATGTACTTCTCGCCTAAAAGAAAAACGTTTTCTATAGATGATACCTCGCGGTAATAAACGGCGATGGATCGCAATTTGTCAAGATCCTTCCGAAGCCTGGCTATTGTCTCAAGGTTGTATCTTGTTTTTGGCAGTATCGAGAGCCTGTATATCTCGTAAAGTGCCGCCCGGATCCCGTCGAGTACTTCTACATCCATTTTTTGCTCGTCGGCGAGGAACCATGATCCTTTCTTGGTGGTTGGCATATCTGAACAGAATAATGTGCTGTTCAACCACGGACAGCCTGCCCATGGTCCCTTGAATCCGCCGTTGGCTGGGAATGTTTCATCCTTCAGTTTATCGTAGTTCAGGAGCTTTGATTCGTCGCCCAAAACAGACTGCAGGGTAAATGAATTTGAGGTTCCAGGAATATCTTGAGATATCAGATATTCAACTGATCCGTTATACCAACTGATTACGCGGTCGTAATTAGCCGGCTTGCGAAATGGTTTGGCAAAATGTTCGGGTGGCTTTACCCCAACCACGTAGTGAATTCCTTCCTTGAACCCAAGATCATCCAGTGCTTGAAATGTTCCTGGTAATGTCTGTGTCAATGCCATTTTGAACGATGGAGTAACCACGCCCATGGCTGAGCCTGGCATGTGCTGAATGTTTCTTATTTTCCATGGAGCAACCACCCCGTGGGTTTTGCCAATACGGCGGCCGCCAACGAATGTGGTTTTGTTGGCGCCGATGTAGTAACAATCCTGCTGTGGATTGTTCAGGTATATTTGTTTTGATTCTCTATTTTCCATCTTCTTCAAAATCGGTATAATCGATGCTGTTTTCTAAGTTGATTTGTTTCTCATGCTTGCGAATCAGGCTATCGATATACGCCTGCGGATCCGCTTTCACCCGGTCGCTGAGTTTTACGCCCAAAATGGAGGGATCGCTGGTATATTCAACAGGTTGTGGAATGATCTCATCCGTGGGGATTCGCTGGGGCAGGTTCTTATCCAACATGTTGTATTTTCCAATCACGGCGGCCACTTTGGCGATAGTTTCCGGATCTTTTGCGGTGATTGCGAGATCAAGCGCCTCGTCTAGTGCTGCATTGATTTTGTATAACTGGAATTCCCTGGATGTATTCTGGACTGTTCCTTTTATGGTTTCCATGGTTTGAATATCTCGATAGGCTTGAGATTCGGATATGCCGTAAACGTTCATAAGTTCATCGCGAAGTTTTGGCGTTGTCATCCATGGGCATTGCAGTAATATATGAAAGGCATGGCGGTAACGGATGATCTTATCACGCTCTTTCAGGCTCAAACCAGTTTCTTCGGTTAGGTCGATTGAAAAGTTATCCATGAATTTCTGAAGTGTATCGGGTTTCGTCATTCGGCTTGTTTTTGTTTGTTTATTAGTTGGGTTACGATTGTATCGGCCTGATTGCTTCCACGTTTTGCATAGTTGATCAGTTCTTTTCTTAATTCTAAAATCTGATCCATTTTCCCTTTGATATATGCCTGGGCTCGAGGTGATATTTTGCCCCTGATTTCACGTCGCAATTCTGTCTCATTAATATTTAACCGGATGGATATTTCTTCGATTGTGAAAAATAAACCGGCTAAAAATTCAATCTGCTTTAAAATATCATCTTCATTCATATAAAATAGTGTCGTTTAGCATCGTTTTAATCAGTTCTGTATACTTTGATACCATTTCGCTGTTAAAGCTCACGAATCCGCATTCATATCGGCTGTTATCGGTTGCATTGTTGCTCATGATTGCGACGGCTTTGTTTTCTATTAGAATTATCTTTGAATGGTTGTTTGTTAAGCGCAACTCGTCTACATTTTGGGAAGCGAAATATGTGTTTCTCGATTGCCGTGTGGCAACGGTGAAGTCTAATAGCAATGTGATGTGTTTTATCCGGTAGCGGTTTTTAATGAATCTTCGGATGTATGTTTCGGTAATTGCAAAAGAGCTGACAAATAGTCTGTCAGCCCCTTCGCATTTATCTATCAAATAATCAAATACATCATGACTGTTTAGCTGATTATTCACATAGATAAAAGTGTCATCTGACACTTTACTTAGATTCCGCTCCGCTTTCGTTGATAACGCCATGCTTGGTCATA